ACCCATTTCTTAGCGACTTTGGGTTGTTTATCGTGATTGTTAATTATGTATTCTGATTGACTCCTTGTTGGATAAAACTTTCTATTTAATTGAGACTTTCGTTTTAACTCAATTAGGTAGTTATTACCACCTTCATAGGTTTCCAATAGGGACAATGCTTTTGACTCGAGACTTACATCCATCTATACAAAAAATATTTGAATTAAATATAGTTGATATTGAAGTATTTATCAATATATGCAAAAATTAGTTCCAATTACAAGATTAGGTAAATTCTTCGGAGCGGAGGATTACTCTTTAGACATCGGTATGGGTGAGGAATGGTTATTGGGGGATATGAACTTCACAGTAATCCTTTATCGTGTTGACCGATATAAAACCAAAACGGATGACGTTTATGGTGAGGTGACCGAAGACGGTATCCAATTCATGACCCCGATTGAATTACAAGGGATGGTTCAAGTTTCAGGGCCTACCAATAAATTATTGGGTAATTCGAAAGTAAGACAGTTAGAGCCGGGTAATATGAAATTCTCAGTATACCAAAAAACTCTTGATGATTTAGGAGTTCAAATTTCTTTAGGTGATTATTTTGGATATTACGAGACTGAGGATAAAGTAAGGTATTATGTTGTTAGTGACGATGGAATTGTTGTTTCAGATAACAAACATACATATGCGGGGTATAAACCATTTTATAGAACAATCACAGCAACATTTGTTAGTGAAAACGAATTTAGAGGAATATAATGAAAGTATTAATAACTGAAAGTAAAAGAGACCGATTAGTCATAACATGGTTGAATGACAACTATGGTGATTTAATTCCTTATGAAACAAGTAGAAGTCCTAACCACATTTTCTTTATGAAAGATGATGAAGTTATTTTTGATTACAATAAAAAAAATAGGGATGTTTATATCTCTTACGACAAAATTTGGACATTTTTGGAATCCTTTTTTGGGATGGAATATAAGGAAATACAATACCTAACAAAAGAATGGGTGGGGGAACATTACAAATTAAGGGTGAGAACAACCAGTTCCAAAAAACACTTTATTAATATTACGGTGGGGGAACATTACAATTTAAGATAACTTATGAAAGTATTAGTAACAGAATCTCAATTAAGGAGAATATATGAAATTGTCACAAATAAAGAAGTAATTTGTGACGAGTGTGGTTGGTCATGGGATTTAGTCGATGGTGGTGACGACCCTTACATCTGTCATAAATGTGGTCATGACAATTCAGAAGAAAGTCATATTGGAAAAAGAGTGATGGTTTACTATAATCTTCACAAACACACATTTTCGGTAAGATATAATAATAAAATAATTCTTCATGCTGATTATGTTAAGTTAGGTGATGTTGAATTTAGAGTTAGAAAAGGCGGTAATGAACGTGTTCGTTCTGAAAAACAAAAAAATGTTCACGCATTTGTTATTGGAGATTTAATGGATTTTTGTGAATACCCATGTGATGATATTCCAAATCCACCGTCAGATATGATTGTTACTTACAATCCATATAAGTATGATTCGTTTGTTTATAAATCAACTGATGAGCCGGTTTATCGAGCAACTGAAGTTGATATGATAAATTCACAAAATAAATTATTTGTAGTTAAGAAATAAAATGCCATTACCAAAGAAAGTTATATCAACATTACCGTTAGTCCCTCATAAGACATTGTCTGCCCGTAGGGAACAATTGTTGGAATATATTAACAAAGACGGAACTTATTTACCTAAGTCGGTATTACACGCGGATTTGGATAGAGGAATGTTAGATTTTGTTAAAAACGATTTAGAAGTTATTAGTGCCGGTAAAGTGGTTCCAATGTTAGATATTATTGTAACAACACAAAACTGGACTCAATACGTTGAGACTGCGTTATTTGTAGATTTGGACCATAATCCATCCCCGCCCTTCATCACAGTGGTTAGAAGTCCTGAAGTTAAATTCGGAACCAACCCGTCATTACAATATACAATCCCTGATAGAAAACAATTCTACTACGCATCAGTTCCAACTTGGAATGGAAACGAACAGGGTATGGATATCTACACAATACCTCAACCGGTTCCGGTAGATATCAATTATAGTGTGAAGATTATTTGTAATCGTATGAGAGAGCTTAATCAGTTGAATAAAGTGATTATGCAAAAGTTTGCGTCAAGACAAGCCTACACGTTCATTAAGGGACAATATGTTCCAATTGTCATGAATAATGTTTCTGACGAATCTCAAATGAGTTTGGACTCAAGAAAGTATTATGTTCAATCTTATGATTTTACAATGTTAGGTTATTTGATTGACGAGGAAGAGTTTGAAGTTAAACCCGCAATTGCGAGAGTAACTCAACTTATGGAATTGACAGGTGCCGGAAATGTGGGTAAGAAAAATAAAACATTAGAAAATCCAAATGAATTTTTGGAGAATTATTTGTTTGTTGTTGGGAACGACACCTTAAGTGATGTGGTTGCATACACTGCAAATCTTTCTTTTGGAACTTGGACTAATGTGGACTCTTTTGATGTTTACATTAACGGAGATTATTTTGGAACCGATGTTCAAAATATTCAGATAACAACTAACGATATTTTACGTATTGATGTTGTTAAAACTGATGACACTAAAGAGGCGTCGATACAGTTCGATAACCTATTAGTTTAATCCTCTCCGTAGATATCTTTCTTCTCTTTACAGGTTTCTACGATTAATTTTTCCAAAAACTTATAAATTTTTAATCCTCGCTTTTCACAGTACTTTTTCAGTATGTCGTGGACGGCGGGGTCTATTTTAATATTCTTGATTTCTTTTGTCTGTTTCATAGGTAGAAAAAAGGTAGAATTAATTCATACTCTTTACAAATACATATCCAAAAGTAAAGTTTTTTGATATTTTATCGAATATTTATCTATAAAATAAATCTGCAATAGAATAATTAGATAATGGCAACAGCACAAGCAAATCAAAAAGTTTTCGTTTCACCGGGTGTATACACTTCTGAAACTGACTTATCATTCGTAGCACAAAGTGTGGGTGTTACTACCCTAGGTTTAGTTGGTGAGACTTTAAGAGGTCCAGCATTTGAACCGGTATTCATAACAAACTACGACGAATTCCAAGCCTTTTTCGGAGGAACAGAACCAACCAAATTTGTTAACACACAAATCCCTAAATATGAAGCGGCTTACATCGCTAAATCATACTTACAACAATCAAACCAATTGTTCGTGACAAGAATCTTAGGATTGTCAGGATACGATGCCGGTCCGTCTTGGAGTATTAGAGTGACTGCGAATGTAGACCCTACAACAGTAATTCAAAACCCAACCGGAGCAACGGCTTGGTCTGTATCTTTTACAGGTTCAACAAGTGCGGGTACCGTTAATTTTATTAGTGGTTCATTCCCAACTGCGGTTCAGACAAACTTTAACACACAATATAGATTATCAGATGGTAGTACTTCTACATATAATAATGATATAACAAACACAATCTTAGATATTGTTGGTGACCCATCATTGTCGGCAACTACAGCAGTTGCTTACGGACCAATTCCGGAAAGTGATTATTGGACATTAGTTAACCAATATGGTACTGTTGTAAATGCTTATGGTGTTGACACTCTTGATTTATCAGATAATGATTTATCTGCAAGTGAAAATGATTCTTGGTTCTATGCGAACTTTAACAATTATACAGGAAATGCTTATTCAGGTTATTCATTTGATTACGTATTTGATTCAATTGTTACTGGTGTGACTGATAGTTTCTCAGGAACAATTTCGGGGGAATACTATAGTTTCATTGGTACTGCTTATACTGAATACAACAACATGGTTGTTGCAACACTTCGTTCAAGAGGTATTTCATTATACGTTAACAGTTCAACTAGTGATAATCACGGTCCTGTTTATGAAGTAAGTGGATTAACTGATGTAACATTATTAAACACAGACCAATATTCAAGTATTGATAAAAACCCTTATGCATCATTTGGATTATCAGGGGTTACTAAAGATGGTGATAATTTCACATTTGAAACAAACTTATCAGCGGCGTCTTCAAAATTTATCACTAAAGTATTAGGTGTTGATAACTTTGGAAAAGCAAGAAATGAAGTTCCTTTATTTGTTGAAGAAATTTATCCGGGGTCATTAGCTTACGCTTATAATCAAGGTTTTATTAGAGGTATTAACCCTGAATTAGTTGCTTTACCTGACGCTAAAAGTGAAAATCCATCATCAATCGCTTACAATGTTGGGCAATATCAATCACCGGTAACCCCATTCTTGGTTTCTGAGTTAAGAGGTAATAAAGTTTATAAATTATTTAAATTTGTTTCAATCTCTGATGGGGATGCTGCGAATTTGGAAGTTAAAGTGTCAATTGCTAACTTATCATTTAACAATATGACATTTGATGTGTTAGTTAGAAATTTCTTTGATACCGACTCTAACCCAGTTGTTATTGAAAAATTCACTAACTGTAATATGGACCCTAATTCTAACAACTTCGTTGCTAAGAAAATCGGTTCAACTAATGGTGAATATGCATTACTTTCAAAATATGTGATGATTGAAATGGCTGATGAGGCACCAATAGACGCACTTCCTTGTGGATTTGAAGGGTATACTCAAAGAGAGTATGACACTGTTTTAAACCCATCTCCGGTACCAAAATTCAAAACAAAATATTTCTTCCCTGGTGAAACAATTGCAAACCCACCATTTGGAGCTGCAACGGGTGGTTCAAATTTAGTAGAATCTCCGGGAGATATTG